TACAAGATGTATGTTTTCAAAATTTCAAAAGATGTTAATACTCTGTTGGACCACGAATTTAAGATATCGAAAAGCTTGGAAGAGTTAAGCCCTTTTCTACCACATTTTAACAGGATTCTCGAGATCAAGAGAAATATAAAGTGTCTCTTACCTGAAAATAAAAAACAACGGGGTAGTGGTGACTTTAATCCATTTATCAAGTACAACTGTATAAGGGATGTCTCCGTGATCGAATACATCCCTAGCAAGATGACACTTTTAAAATATCTTCAAAAGACTAGTTTTACTAGTTGTTCCGAAGCTTTAATTCATCAGCTAATCATAGCTTTGTTTGTGGCCCAACAAGAGGTTAATTTTACCCATTACGACCTTCACTTGGAAAATGTTTTGTTGAGAAGATGCTTAAAAAGAACCTTTTTCTGGTATAAATTTATGTACGAAGGAGCGTTGATCGAAAGATTAATATTTACCAATGGTTACTTTCCAGTTATATTTGATTACGGTTTTGCCTACACCAAAGGGTTAGAAAACACCAATTACAACAATAGTACATTTTTTACAAATAAAGGTTACACTCCCTTTATGTTTGACGAAATTAACGATTTTAAAACATTGATGGTTAGAATGGCCTTTGTAAAAAATTGTCCCGAAAAATTTAAAGATTTGGCCGAAAGCACCTTTTTAAACTCAGGTAGTATTAAATTTAAATTAGACCGAGAAACAGGTTGGATTAAGAGCGCTAATTCTAGCGCTGGCAGAGTTGTTTGTAATAGGTTAAAAAAGACCATTTTAGATATAAATAATGATTATAAAGAAAATTTTATTTTTATGGAGCTTGATAACGTTGTAGAGTTGTTTGGAATTTTGATTAAACTTCCAATTGAAAAGGAACACAAGAACCATTCTACAAAAAAAACTATTAAATATAGTGTTTCTACCTTTATTCACGAATGGAATAAAATAGACGCGTGGTTTTCAGAAGACTTTGCGGACGACAAATTAAATATTATAAAAAGGATGTTTGAAGCCATAAATAATTTGATTGAAGCGGAAGAGGTTGAAATCGTCCGTAACTTTAAATTAAAATTATTTGAAGCTTTTGATGGTTTTGGCGAGTTTGTAAATGTTCAGGGAGTAGATTATGGTGCTCTGCTATCATCAATTATAGAAATTTCAAATTTTATAGAAGACATTGTCTATACTGAAATTCAACGCTACAAAAAATTGTTTAACCTGACCAGCTGTATGGATGGTTGGAACCTTTTTAACAGTATAGAAGAAAAGGTAAAGAGCGATCTACCCTATATATTCCAACCATCCGATAATGTAGTTTTATTTGATTGTGTGGAGCGGACAACCTCATCTTTTGAATTGGTAGATCAAGATATAATTGAAGCCTTAAATATAGCCGGAAGTTTGGAAGCTCAAATAGGGTTATTTAACAGCTTGTCATGGGAAAAATTTAATTAATCCAAGAAAAATATTTTTAATGGTTCTTAGAACCATTAAAAATAAATTTAAGTCAAACTTCAATTTATTTTAGGTAAACTTAGACCTAACGTTAGACTCTTGCAAAAATCTTAATTATTTTTAATGCTTATTTGAAGCATTAAAAATGTCTGTTTATCCTTTCTTCAAGGAGGATGGTATCTAACTGTTGAAATATATTTTTATAGACAAAAGTCTCCCTAAAAGACTTTAAAAAATTAGAGTAGACAGAATACTGATGGTGCAATTCCAACTCTAAAATAAGGTAGTAATAATCCAAAGCTATGAAAAATAAATTTTTTTGTTCGATAGAAATTTTAGGTTCTTCTGAACCTTTTTTGTATATTTTTAAATTCAAGTCGTATAAAATATTTTCAAGGTTTGTTTTGTCCAAATCAAGCAGATAATCTATATCCGATTTCGACAAACTATTCTTCTCCTTGTACCAATAATAAATTTTAATATTATTTAGTAAAGATCGAATTAAACCTTTCTTTTTGCAGGAATTGTTTACATGTTCAAGTTCATCATTGACATCTAAAATTTTTTTTAGTTTTAAAAAGGTTGGTTGTCTACCCAAACAGTCGTCGGTAAATTTTTTGGATTGAATTTCAATATCAAGGTCGTTGTGGTACCTTTGAATGATAAAAGTTATAAATTTGTATGGAATTAGATTAGATACACCTTTTTGCAGAGACTTGATGTGATTGTTGGTTAATAGGTCCACGGATAAGTTTGTTTCCGACTTGAAAAATAATAAAAGGTCTGTGATACCTTTAAATATAGACAAGTTCTTATTTTGGACCACGTCCACACAAAACAGGAGGAAAACATAAATATCGTAACCGGGCGATAGATAGTCAAAAATACCTTTTGTTTCAAGGCTTTTTTGACCTAAAGTTTGCCCTTTTGTACAAACAGATGAAAGGCCAAAATCGATCATAACCGGCTTATATGGACTATTAATGGTGTATTGATAACCATACAATGAAATTTTTATTGGGTTATCCTTGGTATGAACCAAAATAACATTGTCCGTGTGAAGATCATAATGTGAAAAATTTAACTTGTTTTGGGCTACTTCTAACCCTAATAAAATCTGAAAGAAAATGTTTAAAAAGTCCTTAAAAGTACTCTTTTTGTCTATTAGAAAATTTTTAAGGTTAATACCATCTATAAATTCGGTAGCTATATGAAACTGGTTTTTATACTGAAAACAACCTAAAGTTCTAACAAAAAATGGCGATTCGTTTATAATCTTATTAAGGTTAATTCCAACACAAAAATCTCTTAGAGTAATCTCGTCAAATCTAGATGTTTTCGCCCTTTTAATTACAACATAAAATTTGTCAAAAAGTAAGCTTTTACTAACCACTCCTTGTTTACTTTTACTTCCGAATGGTTTCAAGTCAGTTAACCATTGATGCTTTTTTAGAGAGTGGTTAACATTGTCCTTGCAACAAAAATTAAAAGGAATACTCATGTCTATGGTGGAAATTGTCGCTAGAAAAAATAATTTTTCTAAAACCTCAGAGTCAACCATTTCCTTTGTTAGTTTTAATGGTACATTTTCGTCAAAATATTCTAAAAAAGGTCGAACCTCTTTTAAAGTGTAATTAAAGTAAGAGTGGCTTAAAGTAGCTATTATTTCTTCCTCTTTCATTTATTCTTTTCAATTTTATACTTGTTTCTTTAATCCTTAGCCTTGACATTTGTATTAATATTTTTAAAAGTTATGGTGACCTTTTGATTGGAATTCACAACTCTGGTTTAAATGGTTATTTTTTAACTATAAAAAATATAAACGTTTCTATGTACAAAAAATTTTTATCTGAAATATTGCTACTAATAAATTAAACATGTCTATGTCTTCATCGAATATAACCTCAGGGTTTATTGATATCGCCACTTTTGACGAGATCGAAAAGTATATGTATGGTGGTCCGACTGCCACGGCATACTTTGTAAGAGAAATCAGAAAGTCGACTTGGTTCACTCAAGTACCTGTTCCACTTTCCAGAAATACAGGCAATGCTGCTTTCGGCCAAGAATGGTCTGTTTCGATCTCTCGTGCTGGAGACTACCTTCTACAAACATGGGTGAGAGCCAACATTCCTCAGGTTACTCTTAATGCTCAACTTGCTCCTACATTCGCTTTGAGATGGACCAAAAATTTAATGCATAATTTAATCCGTGAAGCAACCATTACTTTTAACGATTTAGTAGCTGCTCGTTTCGACAATTATCATCTCGATTTCTGGTCTGCTTTCACCGTACCGGCTAGCAAAAGAAATGGTTATGATAATATGATTGGAAACATCTCTAATTTAATCAATCCTGTTGCTCCTGGCGGAATTCTTGGAGGCCCTGGTGGAACCAACCTTAATCTCCCACTTCCATTCTTCTTCTCCAGAGATACTGGTGTGGCCCTCCCTACAGCCGCTCTCCCCTACAATGAGATGCAAATCAACTTTAACTTTAGAGATTGGAATGAATTGTTAATTTTGACCAATAGTGCTTTGGGACCACCAGCGAGCCCATATGTTCCAATTGTGGTTGGAACCCATATTGCCGCGGCCCCTGTTCTAGGACCAGTCCAAGTATGGGCCAACTATGCCATTGTTTCCAACGAAGAGCGTAGAAGGATGGGTTGTGCCATTAGGGACATTCTTATTGAACAGGTCCAAACAGCACCACGACAAAACTATACCCCTATTACGAATGCCATGCCAACTTTTGATATTAGGTTCTCACACGCCATTAAAGCTTTATTCTTTGCTGTCAGAAATAGAACTGGTAGTGCTGAATGGTCAAATTATGCCACATCTTCACCGGTTGTTAACGTTCCAAACGTTAACTTTGCTCCCGCTGGTTCATTTGACCCTATCGCCAATACAACTCTTATCTACGAGAACACAAACAGGTTAGGTGCAATGGGATCAGATTACTTCTCTCTAGTCAATCCATTTTATCATGCTCCAACTATACCATCAGAGATTGGTTATCACTTGTATTCGTACTCTCTACACTTTTACGACCTTGATCCTATGGGTTCAACCAACTATGGTAAGTTGACCAATGTTTCTATTGTTCCGCAAGCTAGTCCAGCCGCTATTACCGCTGCTGGAGGTGCTGGAGGTCAACCAGGATCAGATTATGCACAGACATACGAATTTGTTATTGTTGCTGTCAACAACAACATTGTCAGAATGGTTTTGCCAAAACTAGTTCTGAACAGGCGGAAGTGGTCTCGTGAGGGACCGATGGTAATGGTTTGTTAAACCATTCCTTGAATCGTGAATTAACATGATACTTTGGTACCGTCTAGTCGGCTTATGGCCGGGCTAAATCAGATCCAAAGATCTGATTCAAGTGGCTATAAGTGGTACGTCGACGACAGTCGACACCTAGTGATTTAGAGGTTATTCTAACCTTTACATCGGAACAGGCAAGGTTGATGAAAACGGTCAAAATTCAGATAGTTTCAAGAGGACTATGTGGACAAGACCGTCGGTGTAGCTTAAGGGTAACCTTAAGTGAGATCGCTATCGACTGGGTCATCAACCGGTTGTCCTAGGGTCAAAAAAGACCGTTAGGATGGCTCAATGTACAGTCAGGCCATTGTAAGGATATTAAGGTCCGAGCAATGCTTATGTGATCAGGTGGATTGAAAATTGATACCTGGGAAGCATAAGGAGGATTATTAAATTTTAATGGTCCTTGGTAACCGTTCAGGAGGCGCTCTTGGTTTCCCTGTGTTATAAGAAAATTATGGTTATTTCAACCTTACAAAAATACAAAAAAATATTTACAAAAAATTTTTTATGCTTACAAAAAGCATAAAAAATTTACATGTTACTTTATCCTTACGTATGACCTTTAATTCTTATAGAACCAAAATTCAAAATTGTGACCGTTTTTAGCCACAAGTAGTATTCTTAGTTGTTTTAGAAATTTTCGTATACTTAAAGGTTAGAATAAGTTTAGTGTCGGTAATTATTTCCTCTTCTTTGTAATGGTTCAACAATTCTTTTAATGCGAGAGGTTTCGTGACCAAGGACATTAACAACCAGTGTTTGTATTTGTATAACTTTAGACATCTTTTTACTTTCAAAATTATTCAATTTTATAATTTTTTATGCTTACTGTAAGCATAAAAAATTTACAAGGTTATTATGGAGCACACATCAACTTGTAACATTGTTGGCCTGGAAGGCACCTTGAATGGCAATTTGGCTCGCCGGATCTACAGGGGCCTCCGTCTCTACACGTCTTGCAACAATTATTATAATTAATGGTGATAATAACCACAATTGTTATCAAAATTATAACAATAATATACCACCATGGCATTAAAACTTTCGTCTGCATTTTATTTACTGACTAATTTAGGGTACAAGAACTTTCAGCGTAACCTTAACCAAAAAGCGTAATTGTGGTCGAAACTATCACAGATCTTCCTGTGAACAAAGAGAAATATCGGGGGAAAATGTATAAACATTTATGCTTTCTATAAGCCATAAAACAGTTAATAAAAATGGTAATACAATCTATATCGTTTCCACTATCAGAGTGGGCAACGGATTCCGCAAGATTATGGTTGCAAAAGCGCCATTACTATCCAATAAAATCGGCTCGGTATAGGATGGTCGAACCCAAACCTCGGTACAACTACCGAACCATTATCTTGCCAAATGGTGTACACTTAATTATTCCATAAATCCAATATTTAGATAAATGGTACAGCCAAAACATACAAAGGGTTAGAACAAAAGTATAGTTGTATCCTCCTATTTACAAAGTGGTGAAGATGAATCAATATTAAGTAGTAAATAAATGGCTTATAGATGTAATCCGTGCAGACACACCTCTGCGCCTTTTCCAATTGCTAGATCTGTATGGGATATGCACCAAAACGCATACTTTTGTCCAGATTGTGTTGGTGACTATACCTTATCTACAAACAAGTATCCAAACCCACCTCCTCCAAAAGGAAACTGTGGTTGTGGTTGCAAACCATGCTGTTGTAGACCATTGTGTGACTACAAGCCCCGTAAACCGTTAATGGGAGTCGATCCTTGTTTTCCACCACATCCAGCGGTTTCTCCTCCTGAATGTTTAATTAGACCGCATCCTCACCTTGTACCACCACATGTAGGACCACACCCGGTACCCCCTCCAAACCATCCAGTAGTACCACACCCGGTACCCCCTCCAAACCATCCAGTAGTACCACACCCAGTAGTACCGCATAAACCAGTTTCTCCTCCACATGTCACACCGGTACCAAAGGCCGATGCCAAATCTTTAGCATCTTTTTTCTTCTTTGAATAACCTTTCAGGTATAAAATATTTTTTTAATGCTTGCAATAAGCATTAAAAAAAATATAAAGCAATAAACCAAAATATTGCAAGTAATAAATGAATTCTAAATATGGTGAAAAGTACCATTTGCCCGCAAATACGAAAGAAATTCTAAGTTTAGCTTTGGGTACAGCATTAGTTTTTGCTTTACTCCCAACCGACCATCGTAAGGCTAAAATACATATGACATTTGTATGGTTGATTTATAGCATAGTTTATAACGATTTTGTGATAATGTCGATATGTTTACTTTTAATAACTTTGAATTTGGTCGAATAATTCGTGTTTTAATGGTTCCAACTCTCTATTAATTTTTCACAAAGCCGCTCGGTGCCGGACACGATAGAAGAAGACTCTCTATTGGCTTCGACATCTAATTTAACCGGAGTTTTGGGTCAGTCTATTCGGAGAAACTATACAAATATGTGGTGGGGTTGTAGACTATACTTTTTATTAAAATTTTTATTGTTTATTTTTGCATAAATTTTAAAGCTTCCGGGTGAGCTTTAATCACGTCAAATTTAAACTTTTTGAGGTACAAACCTTCAAGTGTTCTAACTCGTGACAGCGCGGTGTATGCCTGACCATACTCAAAAGTCTCGTTCAAATCTATACTCACACAGTCCAATGTCGATCCTTGACACGAGTGAATTGTTAAAGCATATGCTATCTTCAATGGTATCTGAGTAGCATAACCAACCTGTTTAACTTTTCCATTTCTTAAGGTATGAAACAAGTTAAACTTTATAGGTTTAACTGTAGAGGTGGTTCCATTCACCCATTGTACAATTGGATAGTCTTCTGGTGTAAATCCAGTTATAATACCTCTACTACCGTTAACTAATGTAGGACCAATCTTATAGGTCAACATAACCTGGGTATTCTCACAAACTTGTAAGGTAATAGGGGTCGTAGAATTTTTAATAAAATTTTTAACAATGTAATCAAAAGATATGGTGCATTCCTCCTCTTTGAACGTCATTTCGTATTCTCTAAATTCAAATCCTTGTTTGGCCAACTTGTTTAATGATTTTTCGTTCAAATCAGCTACAGATCTACGTGTGCAAAATAATTTGGTTGGTTTAACCTTTTCCGAAGGAAGTATCTTAAATCTAGACGACAAGATCTCTTTAACCTGATAATCAACCACACCAACTCTAATTTTATTTAAAACATTTTTAAAGATAGAATCAATCTGTCTAACTATATTTCTCAATTCTATGGTTTGATCTATGCACCGATTAAATTTTTTACTATGAATAATTAAGGTAGAATTTTGACTTACACATGGTAGTTGAAATAGGTCTCCGGTGACCACTAATTGAATTCCCCCAAATTTAAGCTTGTTTTCCCTCACCAATCGAGCTACTTTTTCAAGTTTATTAAAAATGTCTGGGTGAAGCATACTTATTTCGTCAATAATTAAAAGATTTAATTTCAACCATAAATCTCTTTTATCTTTATTTCTAATTATTTTATCGTATAAATCCTCCACATCGTCGTTTCCTAAACCGATACCCAAAAAAGAATGGAGCGTTGATCCACCAATATTAAGTGCGGATATTCCCGTGGTTGACGTTAACCCTATTAGTTTATTTTGTTTGTTGGTTTCGACATAATGCTTGATTAAGGCCGATTTACCCGTTCCAGCGGGAGCATTTATAAAAATATTTTTTCCAGACTCAATCAACCTCAAAACATACTCTTGTTCTGGATTAGGCACAAAGGTGTCTGTAACTGGAGTGGTGTTATACTTCCAATATTCGATCCAAAAGTATGGATCGCTAACCCATATAATATTATCATATGGTAATCTCTTTAGTATATTAATTTTAATTTCGTATGGTAAAGACGAAGCATATTTTTGCAATCCATTAGTCATATTTAATGTTTATTTATAATCATATTTTAAGGGAAAAAATTCAATTTTAGTTTACAGGCTTAACCCTTTCACTGCCGTGGTGTCTCATCTTTTACCCTTTGGGCAAAAGAGTTCAAAGATGGTAACATTTTGGAATCAAAAGAGTTAAAAGGTCATACTTAACCATTCGGAGCCTTTTATCCAGTTTTTATAAATTTGATATAATGCATGATCCGTATTCTCCTTAAATAAAATATTTAATAATTTTATGGCTGCAACATCCTTAAAAAGTATAGTAAAAATTTTATTTTTTATGGTGACCTGTTCAGGGTTACATTTAACCATTTCGATGATTTCATTTGTAATTTTTTCGAAAAGGTTCTCTGACCCAAAACAAAAATATTTCAAGTTTAAGCTGCATTCCAACGTTGAAACCGAAGGATGAGATATATAAAAAAGTTGGTTTAACAACACCTTTTTCAAATCTAAAGGTTCTTCTTGACTTTGCATTGAATATTTATTTTATAAATAAATAAAAGACATGATGGAACTGGTAACAATTTTTTATAGCAATTATTCAGGTAATTGTAAAGCTCTGTTTCAATATTTAAAAAATTCAAATTTAATGAATAGTTTATCCATAAAATTTATCAATATAGACAATTCAAGTATCAAAGAAGAGGTATTGAAAAAAATTGACGTTGTTCCTGCTATAGTAGTTATTGATAACGACCAAGCATCACTATATAGCGGAGAGAACGTGTTTGAATGGTTTTACCAATTTCACAGTACACTTGTGGCGCAACAACCGACTGCGACGGTCGAATCAAAGAATAATTTACATTTACAGTCGGTTGAAGACCAAACTAACCATAAACCGACAGAGTCTCAAAGTAGTATGGTTCAAAATGAACCACAAAATACAAAGACCAAAACAATCATGGAGATTGCTGCAGAAATATCAAAAAACAGAAAGAAAATGGACGGTTAAATTAAATGTAATTTTCAGAAAATAAATGGCATCTGGAATAGATTTTAAAACAGTTGATCCCGTGGCTCAATTAATTGCCAGTGGATCTGGTGGGGGTGGGGGTTTACCTTTAACCGGGGGTACTTTAACGGGTAACTTGGTTATGCAAGTTCCCTCCATCGTTTCACAGTGTCAAGGACCCATTGGTCCTTGCGACCTTACGAATAAACAATACGTGGATGGGTTGCTCGCGGGCGGTCCGTTTCTACCTCTCGCGGGCGGTTCTCTATCGGGCAACCTAGTTTTGGCCGGAGGCGCCAAAGCCCAACAAACACAAACTCCTACAGTCGGTGACGACCTTGTAAACAAAACCTATGTTGATGGAGCTTTTCAAGCTAAAAAACCGGCAGCTGTAACAAACAATATAGCTGTCTTTGGCGCTGGAGCAGACCTTGGACAGACCATTGATTCCGGTGTACAAATAAATGATTTAGTTGCGGGTATAAACACCTTATTTACATCGGATAAAACAATGTCTCAGATTAGAAAGGCGTTTTTTGTTATAAACAATACTGCACCTACGGATAGTATTGCTTCTGGGGAGGCCGTAAACTTATTCATTAGGAATGATCAGATTGGATCATCCGACTGGCCTATACCACTTCCCAACGATGGTACAGTTTTCTCCGTTAATGATTCCGGTGTGATTAGTATTACGAATCCGGATACCGAAAATAAGACGTATAGGATAACTTTTATCAGTGGTGGTTTGAACGAACAATCTGGGCCTCCCGCTTTGGATGGCGCAGTCGAAATTCAATTCTTTGATGAAACCGGCAATACTCAAGTAGGCCTTACAGACCGTTTAAGATGTTTGGCAAGTACTACTTTACCACAATTTGTGAATAAAGTTGTTAATACAATTACTGTAAATATAGGTCCAGTTGCACCAAATAATGTTTTCTCGTTTTCTGTGGTGGCA